GACTTCATTATGGGTTATTCAAATCAATTCATTATAACAAAACTCTCGGTCAGAAAAATAAAGTTTCACTATATTATCCCTACAACGAACACCGTAGTAATCAAAGAACCGTTCGTCGTCAAATCTCTTAAAAATAAGAACTTTAGAAGGGATTAGTTTATCTTTATATTTTTCAAAATTAAAATTCGACCAAGAGTTCCTCAATTCACTCGGTTCATGGTACTTTCTATAAACAGTTGGTAAAATTTCCATTAAAACATCCCCTTTTTGATAATAAAAATCCATTAAACTTAAGAAACCCTTTCTCAAACCCCTAGTAGCTGATCTTCTACCTTTCTTAAACATCTCACGAGACAAAGACACATAAAATTTTCCTAGAACCTTCGTAGCATCATAATTGAAACAAGGATTAAAAAACATTTGTTTAACTCTCAAACGTCTTTCATATTCAGTACTTGCCATATGTTCAGGATAGAAGGCTTTCTCTAGTAAATCTTCCGCATAACGTCCAGGAAGACCATAAAAAGAAAAAGTTTTTAAAAAAGTTGGACGCTTCTCCACATAATAATTAGCTTTCACATTACGAAAAACTAACGGATCAGCAGAATGTCCAGTTAAAATGAATAACCTTCTCTTAATATCACTTAAATCCAATAACCATGGATGCTTGAATAAAATCAATGTATCATCACCATAAACCATTAATTTATAAAACTTCCCAGCAATCCCAACATCCTCCATAACTAACGTCCAATTAATCCAATTAATAATAGAACCTATCACTGAAGTGAATGGACTCCCCGTTGGTATACTTTTTCTAACCCTATACAATAATCCACCAGGAATTACTATATTCTTATTAATGAAGCTTGAAGTATAATAAAGAAATAAATTATCCATCTCAGGTGTATCTGGATAACAACTTCTAAGAACACAAAAAGCAGCCTTTAGAATCTCAGGCCCTACATGTTGGTCGAATCTTTTCATATCTCCCTCGATGCAGTACTGATATCTATTCAAAACTTCATCAAAGTTATCAAATTTACCATTCATGAAATCAATCCCAGTCAAAACCTCATTACCTTTATAATTCTTGTTTATCTCACCCAAACCTTTATAAATTTCATTAACTCCAGCAAGAGCAGCTAACTTTGCAACTGCATCAGGCACAACCAAAAATCTTGACCTTAAATCTTCACCCTGACTTACTTTCTGAGCACGGGACCTACCCCCAACTGTCCAAATAGTTCTATCACTAAAAGGTTCTGTACGAGCCTTATCAAGGATAGAGAAAGCCGGAAATCTAACAAGAGGATCAATGGCTGCCTGCTTCAAACCTTTACCAAAAAAACACTCAGGTATAAA